CATGAGCGATGGCGTTGTCCAAAACTTCATCGGGACGAAGCTCTGCATTGGTGATTCGAGAACTGCCTCCGGGGTTTGCGTGATTTTCATGGAGGTGTTCCCTGCCCTCTTCCCAAGTAGGAAACGGACCATAAGCAGTTGCGGACTCGCGCCAATCCCACCCGCCCTTGGGGGAGTCCCAATTCTCAAGCAAGTAATACCAAACACCGGGCTTGTATTCGATGAATTGACACTCTAAGCCTGTCGAGGACTGCTTCGCCTTCCGCACGCTGACGATGTTCTCCACGGTCGCGACGCCGGGCGTGCCGTGCGCCCCGCCCATGTTCAGCGCGACGCGGTCGGGCGAGACGATGACCGCCCTCCCGGTCGCCTCCGTCCACTCCTGCCCCCCGCGCCCCGTCCCTGCGGGAATCCAAATTGTGACGCGGTCGCCGGGGCGGACGGATTTCAGAAGCTCTTCGCGCCTGATCCTTTCCTCCCCACTTGCCGACGTCCATTCATGCTTGCACTCGTTGCATCTTTCCTTATCGCCCAAGGTGACGGAGCGGTCAACATCCGGGCTGCCGCACTTCGGGCAGTTCTTCACACGGTCCCGATTGAACCATTCTCCGGGTTTCCAATCCCGTTCTGCTGGATTAGCCGGATTAGCAGCAGTCTTTTCCGCGCCCTCTTCTTCTTCGTCCCCCTCGCCTTCCCACTTCTTGGCTTCCTCGACGCTGTCAAGCCAGTACTGGGCCGCCTCGTCGCGCTCCCAGTCCTCCTGCGTGTACTCGGCGGTCTTCATGCTGCACGCCGGACAGGACTCGACATAGGTGGTCGTTTTCGGCTCCGAGCAGCGGCAGGTCCGCACGTTCCCGCACTTGCACTCGATGCGCTCGTGATGGTGTGCCTGCCTTGCCTCAGCGTAGTCCTGCTCGACGCCAGCGATGTTCAGCGACGACACCATGGCGGGGCGGGCGCGTTCCCTTTGGTAGTACTCGCGCTGCGTGCGCTCGGAGCGGATGACATTCATCAAGTCGATAAATATGTTCTTGTCGCCAAGTTCGGCGCTGTGGGACATGATGAACCGCTCGATCATGTCGGGGAGCCGGGTGAAGTAGTCCTTGAATGATCCGAATCTCAGCCCTGTCTTCTCTATCCATTCCTGCTCAAAGTCGCTGCGCTTGACGTCGGCATCCTCCTCGGTCTGGAGGATGCGCCAGAAAATATCGAACATCAAAAGGAAGTTGTTGCCGGTCTTCTCTCCGACAGTCTGGCGGAGCCACTTCCTGAAGCCCTCGCGGAATTTGGCAATGTCCTTCTGTGCCTCGGCACCTTGGAATTCCTCTTCGCCGACCCCATACTCCTTGGTTTCAAGGATATTGGCCTCTTCACCCTCGTTCCGAAGGTCGTGGCTCGGCTGCCACATGGAGATTTCCTCAGGAGGATTTTGTTTCTGGAATTTGTTCTGCATCTCGTTGATGCGGTACATGAAGCTGCTGATGAGGAAGTCGGTGAGCTTCTTCGCGGCGTTTTCTTTATTCACGCCGCCGCCGAAGCTTTCTGCCTTGGCGACAAACTGGTCGAGAACCCTGCGCTGCCCAAGCGTCGTGAACAGCATCTCGTGGATGAGTTCGTCTTTGATGATTTGCTTGTCCTCGGCGTCGCCGCGCCCCGGCACGTAGAGCTTGGGGGAGACTACCTTCTGGAACCAGTCAGCCCAGCGGAACGCCTTGCCGTCATGCCCCACAGGGTAAGGCAATTGATGGGACATCTCCGACTCAAGCTCCTCGCCCAAGAGCTTGCGCTGTTTTTTGTCGGTAACGCGCTTGAGCGCCTTGCGGATGTTTTTGGCACGCTCGGCATGGTCATTGTTGTGCTTTTCGATGTATGAGTTGATGTACAGGTCGAAGTCGCGGTTGTAGGCGAGATGGTACCGCAACCACGACGCGAAGTGCGCCGCAGCAAGCCCGACCGGACGAAAATCAGGGGGCGTCTGGACAGGCTCCCCTCGCAGGCTGGACAGCCTCACGACAACGCCGTCCGGGCTGGCAAACTTGGACGCCACCCGGTAGACAGAACCGTCGATTCCTCGAACGATTTGCCCCGGCTCCGGGGAGGAAAGCTTGGCCGACGCCGCTTTCGGCTGATGTTCGTCGCCGAAGATCAACGCGGCGTACTTCATCTTTGCTCCCTGTTAATCTTTGAGGACGTCGTTCGGGGCGAAGTCTTCGGAAGCGTCAGCCTTCAAGGCAGACTGGAGGAGGTCAAGGTACTCATCGTGATCCTTGAACGCTTGCGGTGCCTCGGGTGCGCCGTTCTGGTCGCGGACGTCGCCGTCTGCGGCGATCTTCGAGCCGGACATCTTTTCGTACTCGGACGCGAACAACGAGTTCATGTTGTCGGCGTCGATTTTGGCGATCTTTTTAGCCATTTGCAGTCTCCTAGCGGTGACGGGGATAGTTTTCCCCTACAGAAGGGGCAGAAATACGAGTTTTAGCTTGGTGATTGTTGAGGCGCAAGCTGTATGCTGCACAACCCCTTGATTCTTAAGCAATTACGTAACGACAAGGAAATAGACCGATGTCGCTGACAATAGGTTGCTGCTCAGGTCGTAGGTGTACAGCCCGAAAACTCGTGTGGACGGGAAGCCGCTCGGAATCACGAGGGTGCCGCCGCTGACGGTCGGGTTGGCGATTATGCCGGTGTCGAACGGTGGCGAACTGTTGAAAGCCGTGATGCGGACTTTAGCGACATTGAACGTTGCCCAAACCAAGGTAACCGGGGTGTTGGGGGCCACGGGGGATGCGGGCATCGAAGCCAGGGAGGCGTAGGGCGGCAGGCTTCCGTCCCCCGCCGTGGTGTACGACGCTACCAACGCGAAGCCGCCGATCAGAGGCAGTGACGGCATCAGGGCACCACCACTACCACGGTGTTGGACGTGCTGCCAGCGAAGTAGCTCTCCGAGGGCGGGGAGGTCGGCACCACTACCACGGTGTTGGACGTGCTGCCAGCGAAGTAGCTCTCCGAGGGCGGGGAGGTCGGGGGCATGTATTGAGCGCTAAGGCTGTGCGTGCCGGGGGGAAAGAAGTTATTGCCAGCGGTCAGCACCATTCCCCACAGTATTGTTTCGTATATGTTAGAAGCTAAAGCACCGTTTGTTACAGTAAACGTGTAGGTTCCAGGCGATGCTATGATTTGATCCCAAGCTGAGGCACTTTCGGTCCCGTAAGGCGGGGGATTCACTCTGTTCGTAAACGTTCCCGGAGACATCACGACAGACCAAGTACCGGCTGTGTAGGAATAATAAAACAAGACCGCTTGTTGGTTGGGGGCCGTAGTAGTAAGGCTCACGCTGATAGTGGGCGTGTGCGGTATTGTCACATTGGATGCAGAGGCAACCAATGCCGGAACCCCAGAACTCCCCGCATATTCCACCAGAAAAATGTTGGCACCGCCAGGGGTTTGACTATAAGTTGCTGTTACCGAATTTGAGCCGCCTGCAATGTTCTCCGCCATAAAGACAGAAGTCCAACGTAAATCAGTCGGGTAGTCAGCGGTACCCAACTGGGTGTAGTGGTTGTGGTTGGTGTCGCTGACGCCGAATGTCCCGGCCAACGCGTTGTTGATGTCGATATACACAAGAAGAGTGTTCCCCGGTACGTTGGTAAACGGCAGTGTGGGACTATTGAGGTTTCCCGCTTTGAATTGGTAAAACGTCGGTTCCGGGGTGGGGAGCGTTAGAACGGCAACCCCGTCCACCAGGGTCACTGGGCTGCCGATGGGGGTTGTCCCAGGCGGCGACCCGCCTGAATCATAGAACTGCACTGTCCCAACCGGGGCAGACGGCGGAACGGGAGGGGGTGGGGTTGAAACTGTCACTGTAGCAGTCAATGTTGTTGGCATTTTCTCTCCGCTCCGGTTTAGGTGACCACCAGTTGAGTCATCGTCTGGAACACGACGACCTCCTCGCTAACGATGTTCGATATGCCTGAAACAAAGGGGGATTCGCCCGCAGTGTATACCGCGAACAGTGGATGGATTCCCGCCGCCAGCGACGAGTCCGTGTACGAGGCGGTGCCCGACACGAGGGTCTGCGGGCTTCCTATCGGGATAGCCCCGTCATAAAACTGGATGGTGCCTGTCGGAGTGCCCGCACTCGATGTCACTGTCGCCGTGAGAACAACCGGGGCTGTCAGGTATGTTGGGTTCGGGCTTGCCGCCAGCGAATAGGCCATGCCGCTGCCGCTCACGAACGGCGGCGACGGGACATGGTGGATGACTTGGATCACGCCCTGCAAATTGATCACGTTCGCCATGAAAAGCAAGTAACGATTGTTCGCCGGATCGAACGAGAAGGTCTGCACCGCCTGAAGCACGCCGTCAACGTACACGCTCAGGTCGCGGCGGGGATCAAACGAATCGAGCAAGCCGCCCTGCACGAACGGCCCCGCAAACGGCGCGAGCGCGATCTGTATGCGGTTTGAGTAAGGCTCATTGGTCTGCGCGTGCATCAATCTTCCTCTTCGCCTTTGACGAATTTCTTGATCTTTTTCCAGACATCGCGGCGCTTGTCAGGGTCTTTGACGCGCATCCAAAGGTTGTGCAGAATGTCGAACGCGGATTCGCCCTTTTCCTCTTCCTGGTACGGAAGGCCTTTGTGGATGTGCGGCTCGCCTTTTTCGTGGGCTTCCTCGATCCTTTTTTCTTCATCGTCAGTCAACTCCCCGATGTCAGCAGCCTCCTGTTCCTCGACCGTCTTCGCCGGGGCTTTGGCTGGGGTCGGTGGGGTTGGTGCTTCCTCATGCGGCTGCGTCGCTGGCTCGGTGCGCTCGACCGCGCCTCCCTCAGGCACCTGTTCCTCAAGCTCCCTCTCATGGAGCATCCTCGCCTCTTCTTCCTTGCGCAGCGCGTCCAGCAGCTTTTCCTTGATCTCCACGTCCTTCGTCTTGCGGACCTTGTCGATTTTCTTCCTCTTCTCCTCCCGTTCCTTCTGCTTCTGGAGAAGCTCGGGGCTGCTCTCAACCTCCAGCTTGCGCTGCTCCATCTCTCGTTTCCGAAGGATGTTCACGATGTTGTGCTGCACGCTCGGCAGGATGCGCTCGAACACCGCGTGGATGTGCTTGCAAATGACGTAGTTCCCCCGCAGGTCAAGGCGCTCCTTCGGGGCTTGCAGCAGCGGGCGGGAAGGCCCAAGCAGGCCGTCGCGCTGGTGAAGGTTCCACTGGGCACCCCAGTAGAGGAACGCCGGGCACGAGCACTGGACTTGGATGTCAAGGTCTTTCGCCTTCTGTGACTCCTGCACCTTCGTCACGTCGAACTGCGTCCTGACGTCGTGACCGGCAGGATCGCTGTCATCCTTGTTGCACTTGACATTGTAATGAAGGAACAACGCCTTCGGGTTCGAATCCAGCAGGCGGGGCTGGCAGCCGCCGCGATACTTCTTCGAGAAAGCATTAGTCTGGCGGACAAGGTCGGGGAGGGAGATCGCAGTCTTGACGGCACGCTCGCCGACGCCTTCGATGACATCCACGGCAGCGGAAAGCGGGATTGTAATAAACTCAGCCATTTGGACGCACTCAACCCTTCACTTAGGGTTCAAAAAGCACGCATTTAATAGCTGAAAGGGCTACTGTTTTTGCGCAGTGTTTTTGGCACGGAAACAGACCTTCAGCGGAATGCCCTTCGCAAGCTTGCGCTGGCATTCCTTACAGATAATCCAATCGATGGCGTAGCCCAGCCACTCGTATGCCTTGCAGTAGAAGACGCAGAGACGCTTTTTACCCATCAAATTGTCTCGTCCTCGATCTCTTCAAGCTTAACTTTGCCGGAAGGCTTCGGCTTCGGTACAGATTCTGGCAGCTTTTCGCGCTTGAGCGGCTTTGGTTCTTCTCTCGAAGGCGCGGAGACAGGCGGCTTAGGCGTCGGCTTAGGCTCTTCCCTCTTGGGGACTGGCTTGGAAGCCTCCGCAGGCTTCGGGGGCGCTTTGGGAACCGCTTTGGCAGCCTGGATCACTTCTTCGATGAACCCGCTTTTTTGCATGGCGGCAAGCCCCAAGAACGTCTGTTTCACGGCTTTGACAACCTCCCCGTTGCGGTACACCGTCAGGCGGTTGGCGTTGGAGGTATCGTGAACCAGTATGTCCCCGACCTTCACGAAGAAGCCGAAATCGGCGAAATGCACCGGGGACTTGACTAGGTAACTACGCTGCACGTGTATTTTTCCCTCTAATTAGATACCGAGATTGTCTGTATTGCTGGCTTTCCGGGCTTTGTGAGACGCCCTCATCCTTTGCCTAGTGGACTCTGGGCGTGTCTTTCCCGCCCAATATCCGGGCTTTCCGAAGCGGTTATTGCCAGCCCCCTGCCTCTGTTCGGATAGCCGCTTGCGTGCTTCATCCGACCATTTCCAGTGCTTTCCCTCGGCTGCCACGCGGACTTTCGCGGCGTGTTCCTTCGAAAGTTTGCGTCCATCCAATGTTTCGCTGATCTTGTCAGCGACTTCCTTGGGGCAGCCGCCTGCACGATGGTGCCGATCTCTGTGCGGGAGGTAGGAATAGGCGTTTGGTTTTCCCTTCTCTAGTTGATGATGCGCTTTGCTTCTTTCGCCTACTTTCATCTTAAATTCGCTTGAATGATAAGTGGGCCTCCCCAAGCAAAATCCTCGCTCCAAAGACGATTGAACCTCCTCGACTGGGACACGGTAAGACTCTTCTCCCTTGTGTACCCATTGGCGCGGCGGAGCGACCTGTGTCCATCCATCTATGAGCTTGGTGTCGAGTTCTTCGGCGGACACCACGGTGTGCAGCTTGCCTTTGTAAATATGCATCCAGCCTTCGACTGACACAGCGCCGGAGCGGATGCGCTCGTATTCTAGTGACATGTCCCGCACCAACGCCTCGTCGTAATTGCTCTGCACCAAAATGTTGAGGCGCTCCACGGATGCCATCTTGAGGAAGGACAAGTAAGCAACCGGATGCTTCGGCAAAGCGCGGTAGAGGTAGTAGTGCGCTACGAAATGGTCGGACGGTGTGAGACGCTTCAGATTCCATGAGTGGTCTCTGAACGACTCGAACTCGGGGAACATGGCGCGTGGCAGAATGTGGTGGCGATGGCTGCGACCTGCCGGGGATTTGGCGGACGTGACAAAATCCAGATAAGCGCCAATCCAATTCTGGTCAGCGCCCAGCCGACCGAAGTACGTTTTGAAATCCATGCAGTCTAATACTGCGATTTTTGAAATTCAAAAGAAAAAGCCCCAAAGCGAGTTCGCTTTGGGGCTTTTGGTAGGTTGTTGGAAAACTTAGGGTTAGTTCTCACCCGTGTTCGCCGAGCTAACGAAACGTCCGTTAACCGTCAAACGCTGGACTCCCGAAGGATTGAAAACCAAAAATCCCAAATTCTCGAAGATCGAGAAGCCGATCTGGCGGAGGTCCGGACGGTCGGCAGACATCACCGTGAGCGGAATACGCTCGGGGATGACGCCGAGGAACTCTGCGTCCGCAAGGATGTAAATGGAGCCGTAGCCGACCTTACGGGACTGGAGCAGCGTTGCGCCCCAGAGGTAGCCCATGACGCCGGTCTTGAGCAGCTTGCGCTGGGTTTCGCGGTCGATGTTCTGCTGAGTCCACTTGAGCAGGTCGGTGTAGTCGCGCGGGTTGAAGAACACGAACGCAACCGAGAGGTCGTGACGCTGCACCTGACCGAAGCCATCAGCCATGCTGTTGATGTCGATAGGGGCGTTGATCGCGATGTCCGGGTTGTACACCGGGTCGTTTGCCGCGTGCGTTGCCGCTGCGGAAGCGACTGCGTCGAAGAGCGAGAAGACGTAGGCGTCTTCCTGCGCTCCGACTTCTGCCTTCGCCAAGTTCAGGGAACGGGCGACGAGGTCGAAGCGGCGCTCCTTGATCTGGGTGATGGGGATCATCGGGTTGGAGACGATTTCGAACGTCGGCACGGTGACGCGCTTCGGCTTGGTGACGCGGACGATGTCGCCGCCCTCTTCACCAACCACGAAAGCTTCGACGAAGGACGAGCCGGGTGTGGAGCCGACTGTCATCGCCGCCGTGTCGAATTCCTTGTCGTAGATCGGCAGTGCGCCGTCAGGCAGTGTCTCGACCATGAGCGCCTTGCGTGCGATGCTCATGTAGTCGCGACGGCGGCGAAGGGAAGGACCCAACGACGCTGCGAGCTTCTGGCGTCCGCCTGCTGTCTTGAGCAGTTGCCCAAGCATTGCGGTCTGTTGCTGCGTGCGTGAAAGATTTGCCATGATAGTTTTTCTCCTAAGAAGTTGTCTTAGTCGATTCCCCCTTACAGCAAGCTCGCAACGCCCAGCCACGGCTCGGGAGCCGTGGGGACGTGCGTGACGATGCCAACGGCAGGCGAGGCTGAACCCTTGTGAGCGGAGTCAGTGTACTTGCCGACGTTGGATTTTGTGTTGCCGCCTGCGTAGGCGTACTGCCCGAGCGCGAAGTTCGCGTTGGCATCGTAGCCTTGGAAGTCAACGTTGCCTTGCCACAAAGCGCGGACAACAGGAGCCTTGCGGGAGCCGGAAGGCCCGATAGCACCAGCGAACTCGCCGGGGCCATTGAGCAGTGTTGCGAACGGGACGTTGCCCTCGGAAGCGCCATAGGAAGGCGACGCCGCGTCAGTGTCAACGGGGACGATGTTTCCAATGGAACCCATCGCAGGCTCGTATGACGGCTGGAACGCAAGGGGGGCGGTCAAGGTCGCGGACGAGTCGATGATCGCCACGATGACGCCGCCGAGGTAGCCAGCGGAGGTAAGAGTCTGTTGGTCAGTGCCCGGATCGCCGGTCAGGAAGACGGCCGGGGTGCAATTGACCGAATCGTTCTGACCATAGTATGTCAATTTCAAAGACATAGTGGTTTCTCCAGTTTATGAAACGAAAAGATACGCTCTTGATTTGCCTAACCCAATCCGGTCACCTTGGGGGCGAGTAGGACTATAGGTTTTGGCGCGTATACACTTAAGGGGGTGGTAGCGGGGATTTTTGTTCATTATCGACGTGCCACGTGCAGTATTAGTCTGGAGTCCAGTTGAGGAGACGCAGCTATGACCAAGGGAACAAGAAGAATCTATTACCAATTCTCGACGTCCAGAGGGGTAGGCTCTTGGTTCATCCGCTGGTTCACTTGGTCAGAGTTCAGCCACGTGGACTTGGTGGAGCCGGACGGCTGGCTTCTGGGTGCCCGCCTCTTCGCTAACCATGCGCCAAGCGGGAAAGGCGGTGTGCAACGGAGACCGCCCGAGTACGTCAAGTTCACTAAGACCCTTCGTGTCTGCATCGAGGTGACGCAGACCCAATACGAAACATTCTGGGCGGAGGCGCACAGGCAGATAGGCAAGAAGTACGACTGGCTGGCTGTCTTTGGGTTTCTGTTCAAGAAGGACTGGCAGAACCAAGATCGGTGGTTTTGCTCAGAGTTTGGTCTTTGGGTGGCTGTGCAGGCTGGGGTGCGAATGCTGAACCTTAGCCGCATAGACAGGTGCTCCCCAGAGCTACTTCTCTGCTCGCCTGAGTTTCACAGAGAAGACGAAGACGAGTACTACAAATACTACTCTGAGTGGACGATTGGAAAACGAGATTGGCCACGAAGCCCGATGCCCGCTTCTCGAACCTTCGTTAAATGAAAAAAGGGCAGGAGCTATTTGCCCCTGCCCTTGTCGTGCAGCCTTTCGGCTGGAGTTAAAATTCGTCGTCGCCAAGCAGTGCGCCAGCGATGTCGAATGGCTTCTGCTCCGAAGCGGTGATATTCTTGAGCTTCTTGATGACCGGGACCTTCTCGGCAACCTTCTCCTTGGCGGGAGCGGCTGCGTTGGCTGCCTTCGCGGACGATGACTTCGGCGCTTGCAGAACGTTGGTCTCGTCCTGCTTGACGCGCTTGAAGCCTCCGTCCTCGGGCTTCTGGTCTTCGATGGCTTCCGCGAACAGGTCGCCTTCGTGGTCGTTCTCGTTGTCGCGGCTCTCGCCGGTCGCGGAGTCAGACTCGAAATGCTTCGCGGCTTCGCCTGTGAACGACGGGACGACTTCCATCCCGGCGACTTCGGCTGCGGTGCGAACCTCGCCTGCGATCAGTGCGCGGAGAGGGTCGGAGTCGGAGCCTTGCAGGGAGAAGAAGTCCTCCATCGATGCGATCTGCGTGTCGTCGAGGCTGGCTTCCATGCTCTCTGCGGCGGACGGAGCGAAGTACTCTTCGCCATTGCCCGCGACGTGCTCTTCGCCTTCGTTGGCAAGGGCGGAGACCTTTTCTTCTATCTCGTCCTCGTTGAAGACCTTCGCAAGGTCAAGCTCCTCTTCTCCCTCTTGCAGGATTTCCTGCTCAAGGGCTTTGATGGCTTCCTGCGCCTCCTCGATTTTCTCCTCAACGACCATCTTCTTCTCGTCGCTTAGAACTTCGCCAGCAGTGTCAGCTTCCGCGCCTTCGTCCACCGGCAAGTCTGCCGGGGCTTCCTCAATCGGGGCCTCTTCAACCGGGGCTTCTCCGAGAGCTTCCGGGGCTTCCTCAATCGGGGCCTCTTCAACTGGAGGTACATCCCCTGCGGGAGCGTCTATCGTCTCGTCAGCCTTCTTGGCTGCGGCTTCCTTCGCGCCGCACTTACACGGTCCCTCGCACTTGCATTCTGCTTCAGCCTTCTTGGGCGCTGCGGCTGCCTTGGAAGCTGCCTTGCCGTCGCCTTCGGACTTGTTGACTGTGTTCTCGGGACGGTTGGCAGCCTCGGTCTGCGATGCAGACGTGCCTGCATCCATGGGCTTCGGCTCGGTATGCTTGCCGCCGCCTGCGCCGCGCCCATCGTTGTAAGTCTCGGTCTGCGGTCCCGCGTCCTTGCGGTCGTCAGCCTTCTTCTCAACGGCGGCGTTCTTGGGATCGCCCTTGACTTCGGCTGCGACTTCTTTTTTGAGGGACGAGAGGACTGAGGGGTCTTCTAAGGCATCGTTAAGCTCGACCTTATGGACTTGCTTGAAGGTCTCGGCAAGCTTGGAATAGTGCGCGTTTTTTGCCGTCTGACGAAGCATCGCGTTCAGGACTTTCGTGCTGTTTGAGAGCAAGCTGGATGCGGCGTCCTTCTGCGCCTCTGCCGGAGCGGTCGGGAGCATCGTCTTAGCGATAGTCCACGCGGCCGCGACGCGCTGCTGCGCCTCGCGCCTGATAGCCTCGCGCTTGGTCTTCACTTCTGCCAGCTTCTCTTGCACCGAAGCTTTGGCTGGGGTCGAATTTGCCATGTTGGAGCCTTCCTTTTTCGTGTCAGAACGGGCAGAAACGCCCTTCTTAACAGGGGATGCGTAGCTGTTTTTCTTGCCGATTGCGTCCTTGCTTTGTCTAACTCCGCAGTAAATGCACTGGTTGTTCGGGTCGTTGCCTGGGTTTTGCCCGCAAACCCAGCACTTCTTGGCAGCAGTCACCGAGGCTGTCGGAGGTTCCAGCGGGGCTGGTTCTGCTGCTGGTTCTGCGGCGGGGATTTCAGGTGCCGGAGCGGGTTCGGCAGGAAGTGCTTCAGGAGCGGGGGGTATTGCTGCCTCAGGAACAGGGGCTGCTTCCGGCAGAGGTGCCGGGGCTGCCAAGCCGGGGGCGGGTGCTATGCCGCCAAGCTCGTCTGCCGCTGCCACTTCCCCGCCAGCGATGTCGCTGATCTCGATGTCGATCTCGCCGAGCAAGCCCTTTATCTGCTCAGACCACGGGCCGTCCTTGAACTTCTCCCACTGGGAGATAAGCTCGACCCCCTCGCGCATCTGCCGAATCTCTTCCTCAAGCTCCTCGCGCTTCTCGGACAAAAGGTCAAATTCAGGAGAGACTGCCATGTTGGCTGGAGCCTCGGGTGCCATCTCAGGCATGCCCATGATTTGGTCGTCCATTACGTCCAGATCAGCTTGCTTCTTCGCCAATGCAGCTTGCAATTTCTTTAAGTTTGCCATGAGACTCCCTATAAGTAGGCTGCTATAGTGGAAATTTTGTATTGATATTGGCCTATTTCCGACTTGGAAGCAGCCGCTTTCAACGCCTCAAGTCCCCGCGAAAATCCGACTCAAGCAAAAACTCCCCGGTATCTTGGGCAAGGGTTTTTGAAGCAATCATGGCAAATTTAGAAGCTGCCGACTGCTTCTTGGTGTACGGGGTCGAGGGGCCGACCCATTCCTCGGCGACGATGCTTCTTTTCGCGGCTCCGGGGAACGCCGGGGTTGCAACCCAGCTTGCCTCGACGAATTTCACGCCGCCGTTGACCATGGTCTTGTGCCCGCAAAGCTCGGCGATGCGGCGCGGGATGCCGTCGTCGTCGGCCAAGAACGTGCCCTTCTGGAAAGAGAGGTGGTTGCAGTACGTGTTGGCGTCAGTGACGCGGGTCCCGCAGTAGGAGCAGATGACAAGGTCGGTCACGCACCCCATGGACAGGTAGCGGACGTTGCCCTCGCGGATGTCGTTTACCAGCTTCTCATGGGTGATGTCGGTCGCCACCAGGATGTCGCAGTAGTAGACCCAGATTTCGGGGGTAATGTTGATCTTGCGCAGGACTTGATCCAAGATATGCCCTTTTGCGTATTTACTGTTCTGAAAATGCTCGACGAAGTTGAAGGCTCCGACAAACGAAGGCGCTGACAGCTTCAAGACTTCGTTAGTCCATGCGTCATCGTTGTTGTTGACCAGGTGGCTTGTCTCGGGCTTGATCAGGTAATCGAACGGCTCTTCCTCCGTCATCACGCTGCTCATGATCGTTACGTGCGACAGCAAGTACTTTGAAGAAGAACCAGCGGCCATTTTTCGGCGTGCTGCCGCTGCGCTTCTGCTTGCAACTTTGCAGAACGGATGATCGCTGTCGATGTCGCAGCCGCGAAACGCACGCTTCCCGAACATCTTTTCCCAGTCGCCGGGATTCAGGATGGGTTCGTTCAACTGCGCGTTTGCTATCTTGTTAAACGGCATAAGCTTCCCTACTTAATGGCTTGGTAAGTTCGTCTTTCCCGCGACAGTCCCGATGCGCTGAACCACCTCGTCGTCCGGGCGCTCGCTCTTGCCCCATGCCGCGTCAATCTCGCCGAAAAGCGGGTTTTCCGCAGCGCTGCTCTTGTGCCTTTCCTCGCTGGGAACTTCCTCGTCGGGAACTTCTTCATCAGTGAAGTCGTGGACGCGCTTGTACGGGTAGCCGTAGAACTCGGCGGTGTACTCCTCACCCGCCATGTCCCACATCTCGTCCATGGTCTTCGAGTTCTCCTCGGCGAGTTGCTTGATGTAGCCCTCCTGCATGAAGTGGCGCTTCACCTCGTCCTCAGCGTCCTGCTCCTGTTCGAGAAAGTACTGCGCCTCCTCGCCGCGCTCCGTGTCCTGTTGCGCGTACTCGGCGGTTTTTGATGCCATGCGCTCCTCTTGTTCTTCCATTGAAGGACGTCGATGTGACGGATTAAGGTTTATACTGTACGGAGTTAAGCTCATTGGAACCTCACGTTCATCAACCTTCGGCGTTATCCTTACCTCCGCTGCGGGTAACTTATTGACGTGGTCGCGTAAAGCAGTACGAGCTTTCAAAAAACTTTGCCATTCTGGTGTGCGCCTTCGCTCAAACTTGTTCTCCTGATAGCCTTTCGCCCAACTCCATGGCGTCTCTTTTTCTTTGGCTTTATACAGCTTGTAGGCTGTCACGACCTGCTTGCACAACTCAAGAAGTCTCGGTGCATTCCTGCCCGTGGCTTTTTCGACTAATGTCATGAAGCGCTTTGACGGATTATCCGGGGTAACAAACAGAAACTCCTTTGCCTCCCCAAGGAGAGAGGCGATCTTGCCTTTGCCCTCAAGCATCCTGCGGATGTCTGCGGGGCGCGACCATTCGGGAAGCTCCTTGGCGTCCAAGTCTGGCGGAAAATAGAAAATCCATTTATCCGTGACGGACGGCTCCCAGTTAGCGGCGAACGCCGTTGCCTGCGCGATTTGCTGCGGCGTCAGCCCTTTCGGCGGAAGGTGATAGAACAGCACGCCATCGTGCAAACCGACGCGCAGCGCCCCGGTGTCCTTAAGGAACGCGACAATCGCTTCCTCGTCCTCGTACTCTTCGTCGGTATAAAAGTTCTCAACCGTGAAATGGTCCATGTCGTCGCAATTCAAGATGGTGCCGTTCCGAAGGACGTAGATACGCTCATTGTCCACGGAGCCGATGCCGAACTGGTCGAGAGCAAGCTTTTCAAGTTCCTGCTTGCTGCGAGCGGCCGTCTTCGGGCGGGTTCCTTTGCTAGCGCACTCCTTCGAGCAGAACGGGCGGCAACCCTCTGATTTCTTGTAATAGTTCGGTCCGCCGCAAACCGGGCAGTGGTGGCTCGGCTGCTTGACTTCGATTGCCGCGACCACGCCGTCAGGATTGATGCGCGGGTCGATCATCGGAATGCGCTTCTTTTTCGGGTTCAGCGGCTCATGCACGCCCTGCATCACGCCCTTGGTGAGCAAGTCCTGCTCCTGCTGGTCGAGGTGCTCCTTCATGTCGTCGCGGGGCGGGAGCTTGTCCGATGTCTCGTGCATCTCGATCAGCGCTTTCTTCTTGAGCAGAAAGGACTGGAACTGAAATCGCATCTGGTTCTTGTCTGTCTTCTGCTGCGGCGAACCGCCCTCGGTGTACCACTTCTCCATAAGCTCTGGCGCTTCGTACTCCTCATCACGGTCGCTGTAGTCCGGGTTCGGGTCAACCCAAAGCTCAAGCTGTCCATCACTGATGTCCTTCGGACCGTCGCTCAGCATTCTCGACGCGCCCCAGCGGTCGAGAACTTCGTAGACCGGGGCGATCCTCCATTCGTAGCCGAAGCTCTCGTCGAACTTTGGGCCGTAGCGAAGCTCGGTGTAGACGTTGTCGTTGCGCTCGCGCATGCCGTCAGTGAGTTCGTAGTGAAGGTCGCTCGTGCGGTCATCCGCGTATCGCGCCTCGCCGCTGAGGCGGTAAGCCTCATGGATGTTTTTCCAAACCGAGCAGTCCGGTGCATAGCGTGCCATCGTCAGAAGAATTGACCGCATTTGGTTCTCATCTGTAAAGTCAATCTGCTGAACTTCACGAGAAGAAGTGACTCGGCCTGCTTTTTGCTCCTGCGCCCACCATTGGAGCACCCCCTCTTCTTCCTGCTGGAGAGACTGACCGATCCGGCGCATCGCATCGTAGCTGAGCGCTTTCACAAGCTCGTCCGCCATCTCCCTGTCATCAGGCATTTCCGGCGTGGGTCTGGTGCCCTCCGACCTCAGCGCGTAATACAGCGCGTCGTTTGCGCCCTCATTGCCGATCTGGGAGACACACTCCTCTAGGTCGTCCCACTCGCGCACGATCCACAGGTCTTGCTCGGGGCGGAAGTTGCGCTTGTCCAGCCCGGATTCAGGGGCGATACGCTCCATGAACTGCTCCCACATCTCGCTAGGGAAGAAAGTCTTCGCGTAAAAGTGCTCGTTTTTAGCGTCAGACGCAATAAGCGCTTCCTCGTGGAATGTGCCGTCTGGCATTGGTTCGATCCCCGGCGTGTCGCGCCATGCCCGCTTCAGTACTTCGACTGCGTATTTCGCTGAGCCAAACGCAGTCTCAAAGTTTGGCTGCGCTTTGTGTAATTTTGCTTCAAACTCCGGCCAGCGTCCTTTGATGACTCGAAGGGCATAGTCTACTGCCTGTGACATCATTGACCTGACTCCATATTTTTCGCTGCTCTTGGTGGGGAATGCTTTTTGTAGAATCTTCTTTTCGCCCGCTGCCCAACGCCCCCTGACAAATTCAAGCGCGTAATCCGTTATCTCTTGCTCCCTATCTTTGGCGCTGAGAACGGCTTTCTCCAACGGTGCCCATCGTTGCCCGGCGTGGAATTTTGCCCCGTACCTCATAAGGAGAGGCAACTCGACCTGTTTCCCGAGGTGCTGCTCTTCCTCGGGGCTGAGAGGCTCGCCCTTCGCCAACGCGTACTGTACTGCCATGGTGCGGGTCTTCGTGCCTTTTGCCGATTCCTCCTCCTTTTTCTTGCCGAGGATTTCCACCAACGTTGCGGGGTCGGTGGCATTCTCCTTTACCCAAGCCGCGACGTCCGGCGCTTTCGCGGATAGAAGCTGAAGCCCGCGCAAGGCGGTCGGGTCGTCAACGAATTTGGCGATGGTCTGCCCCTCGTCCTCGATCTCCTGAACCATGCACACGTCGGTGCGATTCATAAGCTGATCGGAGGCGGGATGAAGCTGTGCGAAGGCGCTGCCGCCCTTGAAGAAGACGTAGCTGGGACCCTCGCTGAGATACTGCTTGCTCCACTTATTGTGCGCCGTGCACCAGTTCGTGCCGCCCGAAAGCTCCATGAGCGCGGCAGCGTCTATGACCTTATAGATCGTGAGGTCGCCGTCTTTCACGATGATCTCCGATCCTTTGGCGACGTCTTGGCGCACTTTCTCCTTTTTGCTGACCGCCTCTTGGTTCTGTTTAACGGTCTCGTACAGGGATTCCGGCATGTACGACTGAATGTCTTTGTTGCCTTGGAATTTCGGCGACTTCTTCAGCTTGTTGAACAGGTCAAGCTGCTGCTTGAGCTTCGGGGCATCCTCGGGGAGCTTGATCAGATTCCTGCCGAGCCACTTCGCGATTGTTGCGACGAAGTCCGTCTGATTCGGGCTGGGGTCGGCTTGGATGCAAAATTCAATCTGTTCGGGTGTGAGCCTGAACTGTTTCTGCAAAAGCTCGATCTTCTGCTCGGTAGGGCGTGCAGACTTGGCGAACCATCCGCAGTTGTCGGTGCTGCCGATTTTCCCCATCGCGACAGCTAGGTCGTTGCCATCCACCTCGGAGGCCCACAGGCGAGCTTGGCTGTCATATTCGTTTTCTTCAGACGAAGTCATGTTCAGCATCGCCTCGCCCTCGTCGAGTTCCTCTTCGTCGGAAGCCCCCGCGTCGGGGTTGTCGGTGCCGCCTATCGGCGTGCCCATGCCGTAGCTCTTGGTCGGGACGTCAGCGGTTTTTTTGCACGGGTCATTGATGCCCGGAACGATGCCGTGACCCCAATTTTTCCCGCAGGAGTTGCATTTCGCCGTTTCGAAGTCGGCAGGCATCAGACCGTAGTCGTCCGAGCCGCAGTGCGGGCACTTTGGCTTGCCGCCCAGCTTGACTTCCCTGTTCTGGATCACCGCCTTGACCATCTCTGGCTCAAGCGCATGCACGGAGACGATCTGCTCCGGCTTGACGGAGCCAACGGCTTTCAGCCAGCGCCCGGCGTTCGCCGCCTGCGAGATCGGGTCGGAGGTGTCAACCTTCCACTGCTCCGTGCCGAACTTGAAGGCAATGATGGAAATCTTGCCCGTGCCCATGCCCTTGTTAAACTCCCAGTCCATCTTGGATGCCCAGCGCACCGCATCGGCAGGGTTGTCGATTGCATAAATCTCGCCCTCGCCGTAGCGCTCGCCTTCCGGGCTGCCCTTGATCCAGTTGGAGGCCTGAAGCGGGAGGATTCCCTTCTGCCTGATGCTTGGGACTTTGTCCGTGAACGTGACGTGGTACAGCGTTCTGCCTGCGCCTGCTGCCGTCCTTGCAAGCTCGGCGATGGTGACGAGGCTGGCATCCTTGTGCGGCTTGTCGCCCTCGTCCCATTCCGCGCAGCAGGCAAGGGGAACAATGTGCATCCCCCAGAAAGCACACCATGACTTGCGACCGTGCTGGTCTGGGGCTTCCGCCTCGGTGCCGTACTCGCAGCGGTGGCACCCGAAGCCGCCCTCGTGCTCGGCGTACTTGGCTTCCGCCCTGGAGAACTTCTTCTCCATCGGCATCTGGTTTTCCGGGCTGCCTCTGTGGTACAGTCGGCACGACCCCTTCTCGAAGCTGATGGGTCCGTTGACGCGCATGCACTCGTCTGTACCTTGCCGCATGTCGCACGTCCCGCACAGGTAGTTGCCCTCCGGGTCGAATGACTTGATGTTGTCGGTGTTGACGTTGTCGGCAGGCTCGGCATATTGCGACCACTGCTTAGCTTCCCTGCGCACGTGGTCTTCGTGCTCAAAATCGTACTGGCCTGAATCAGGGAACTGCCCGTGCGCTTTTTTGACGACTGGCGCGTGCTTGTAAAACTCGTGCTCCGCCTTGTCTTCTTCGACAGGGACAATCTCGCGAGCTTCCTTCTCTTCGCCTTGCACTTCCCTTAGCACGTTCTCAATTGGCTTCACGCCGAGGCTGACGAGCGTAGCCTGCGCCTCGACCTGCGCCTCGCTCCAGTCCGGGTGCGCCTCGGCGATCTGGATATAGGTGTTGAGGTGGCGGCGATTCGCCGGGCGGCGGTGGTAGCGGGTCCCGACCTTCGGCTCGGACTCCTTGAAGAACTCCGCGTCCTCCGGGCCGGACGGGGGCGCAAGGTCTTTCGGCGGGATGACCACATTGATCTCGCCCGAGTTCCTGTCGCCCTTGTTCTCGAACTCGGTGCCCTTGCTCCCCCCGGTGCCGCCGATGGGGCTGGCGTAAGGCTTGTTGCCCTTGTCCACGCCGTGACCGCCGAGCGACTGGTAGTCGTCGGTCATCATCGAATCCAGAAGGGCGTCAAGGGCGCGTTTCTTCAGCAGTGGGGATTTCATCCTAATAGAAGAACGGGAAAGTCCGAGAAAACAGAGAATATAAAGCACTGAAAACGCAGGAGATCGCTACTGGACATTTTTTGATGCCCGGCTGTATACTATTGGCGTACGAACGGCATCAAATAAGAAGGAGGAAGGAACCCATGAAGAACGGAGCTTCGGCAGTCCTTTCAGCCCACGCCGATACCAACCTGGTGACCCGCGAAACCCTCCGGGCGCTCCCGGCTGTGGTCGGCACCGACACTTTCAAGCCTGTTGCCCACATCGAACTGATCGAGACCCTCGAAAGAAAACTCAACGACCGCAGCATCCAGATCATCCGCGAGCAGTACGCAATGTCCAAAGACGGCATGAAGCTGTTCGGCACCCTCGACCTGACGCTGGACGGCGTCGAAGGCATGGGCGCGAGCCTCGGCATGCGCACCGCCAACAACCGCGAAATGGCGCTCCAGATGATCGCCGGGATGCGCGTTTTCGTTTGCGACAACATGGCGTTCAGCGGCGAGACGATCATCCTGCGGCGCAAGCACACTTCCGGTCTGAACCTGATCGGCGAGTTGGCGAACGCCCTCAACCAGTACGAAATACACTACCGGAAACTCAAGGCGGAGATCGGCGACCTGCGCGACTACGGCATGTCCGACCGCGACGCGAAGGTCATGATTCACGACATCTTTGCCAAACAGATCATGCCCGTCCGGTACATGCCGGAAGTGAGCGACGTCTACTTCACGCAGTTCGTGCAGAGCGACGAGCCTCAGTTCGCCGCGTTCCGCAATCGCTCTGCGTGGAGCCTCCTGAACAGCTTCACCGAGGTCGCCAAGCTGATGCCCCTGACGACCCGCATGGACGCCACCCAGGAGATCGGCGCGATCTTCGGCAAGCTGGTCGCCAGCGCCGAAGCCACGGGTCTCGACCGCTTTAACATTCATTAGTAGGTAGCCAGTTTCGGGAAGTCGGCTGTATACTCAGTATGACTAAATGAAACCGCTGGACAGGCGGGGCGCAAGCCCCGCCGCCAGCCTCAAGGAGAGAAGAATGTGCGAGATTGGAAAGCCTCTTGAAATCCTGAACGTCGAACCACTGGTTCACCCCGCGCCCCTGCGCCGGGAAACGGAGCAGCCGGAAGAGCAGCCCACGGAGCAGCCCGTGATTGTCCCGGTTGAAGTTCCGGTTGGAGAACCGACGTGCAAAGGCGCGACGGTGTCCCCGGTTGCTGGCACGGAAAAGACCGCCTACCCGTACATCTACTAACCGTGCCGAGGCGAGCCAAACGCGGCGGGTACGAAGCTCTCCCTCACGCCGGGTACGGCGTTGACTTGAGCAAGGTGCCGGACACGTACATCGAGCCGTTCACGGCGTACCGTTCGTGGAACTGGACTACCAAGGGCGTCACGTCCCTCAACGGCACGCTGTGGACTCCCAAGCAAGCCTTCGAAGCCACGTGCCCGCACGCCGACGACCTGCGCTCGATGCAAGCCGCGTGCGGCTCAGAAGCAGGGAGCAGATTTTGGCAGAAGCAAGCCCACCTTGTCCCCGACCCCGGCTGCACGTGCGGGATGTACGCCGGGATAAACATGCAGCACCTTCTCGACATCGGCTACATCCAGCGGGGCATCCACGGCGAGGTCAGCCTTTGGGGCAGATTGTATCGTCACACCCTCGGCTGGCGTGCCCAGTTCGCGTACCCCAAGTTCTTCGTCGTGCCGATGAATATGATTCCGTTCCGGCTCGACGAGGCAAAACAGCAGCTTAACATGCTCGCCGAATTCGGCGTGGACGTCTACCTTCAGCCGGAGAAGGAAGCGCAGGTCGGGCAGGAAAGAATCCCGCTGTGGATGAGCGACTACGGCTACAGCCAGCAGGGCTTGTCATTGCTGGTCGAGAAGCGTGCGCAGTGGTACGCGGAACACCCGATGGTGCATCCCGTCCTCGCAGTCGGCGACCGCGTGGCGGTATTCAGCAGCGTGAACGGCGGCGGAATCGGCATCGTCACGGAAATCATCGGCGAAGAAATGTTCTACAACTTGTTCAACCCGAACGTGGTCTACCGCAAGCCAGTCAAGGAAGTCCTGTGGAACGAGCAGAACTGGCGCTGGGAGACGAGCGGACTCGGCTTCATGCGCAGGGTGTAAACACCGCAAGTAAAAGGGGACGTGATGTCAGGGCGCACAGGAAAAATGACGGCGGAAGCCCTTGCGGCTCGCGGGCCGAGGATGGCTCTTGCTCAGGTGGACGGCAAACTCAAGATTTTTGACAATGAGCACGATGTGCCGGTCGGCGCGACCATCATCGCCAAGTCTTTCAGCTTGAACTACCTCAAGAAGATCGAGAAAACCAATCGCCTTTTTTAATCCTCAGGAACCCGAGTAAAGAAGCGACTGACCCGTCGCGTCGCTGCGGCTCAGACCTGCGTCGAGGAACTCGCCGTAGACTGAACCGGAGACGTCGAAAATGTCGGTGACGGTGATGGTGCAGTCTTCCGCGACGGCGGCCGTGTCCACGGTGTAGCCCGTGTTGTACGATTCCATCCAGCACCCTTCGTAAACCGTTGCTACGCAGAACACGCCGGGGTTGCCCGTGTTGTCCAGACCGCCCTCTGCGGGCACGTCCGCGACGGTCGCCTCCCCGACGTTGCCGGAATTGAACGACGCCAGTTCCGAGAACACGACCTCGGTCTTGATGTCGAAAGGCCAGCGGTGGTGCCTCAGGGAGCGGACCGCGCCGGAAGTGCCTGCCTTGTAGCCGAGGACTTGCATGAGGTTCGCGAGGTAGAGGCAGGTGCGAGTGATGCTGATGCTCAGCGGGGTGGTGACGCCAGGCACAAGCTCCGCGACCTGGTCGCCGTAGCCGAGACCGCGCACCGGGTCGATTGTCTTGCTTTCAGTGTAGGTGAAGCTGGAGGTCACGCCCAGCTTCACGAATGCCCCGACGTCCACCAAGTCCGTGAAAATCTTGAACCTTGTGGACAGGACGGTTTCCGTGTTCGGGGTCGTGCCCTGCCTATAAATGTAGGCTCCCTGCGTTGCTGCTGCCATAGTATGCTTTCCTTTAGAAGCTTACTGCTCCTGTCACAAGGGTTGCAAAGTTGGAGTTTAGATATTCACTTGCCTTTCGGAGTAGGTTGCTGTCATCTCTTCCCATTCCGAGTAACCTATTGCATCGCCCGCACAAAAGTCCTCTTATGCACTTACCGCAACTGCGCGAACCGGGGCAACAAGCATGGTCATGGTCTAATTGCAGCCGCCTAGGGCCTTCGACGACTTGCCCACAGATAGCGCAAGCTCCTTTTTGTTTTTCCAACAAAGCATTGAATTGCTCTAATGTGATCCCATGCCTTTCGATTTTCTGCCCTCGTGCACGTTGGTTGTGGCAGACTTTGCAGTACGTTTGAACCCCAAATCTGCGCGACGCATCCTTGTAAAACTTTTCAAGGTCAGTTTCCCCGCAAGGGCAGACTTTGAACAACTTAGCTTTACGCCCCATTTTGACTACACCCCTACAAAGAATTGAGTAGTCAAAATGCTCCGGGGGCGGCTACCATTTCCATCTGCTTCCTAGCCCGTAACCATAGCGATCCCAAGGTCAGCCACGAAGCCCGGCATTTTGATGCCGTCCCCGAACTCGTTACTCAGCGGCAGCCAGCGCGAGACCCTCGAACGAGGACTTCTTGCCCTTGTTCTTTTCCTTGATCTCGGCGGCAGCAGCCTCGGATTCCTCCTGCTGGCGCTGCTTGCTGAGCGCCTTCGTCGCCTCGTCGAACATGTCCGCAGCGCGGAAGATCGCCTCCACCGCCTCGCGCACCGCCCGCGTGTCGTTGACCTGAGTCAGCGGCTTCGCTTCCAGGTACATCTTCTTCAGGTCGTCGCCAAGCTGCTCGGACTGCTTCACAGCCTTGCTGGTGGTCATGTCTGCCGCGACCTTCGCCCCGGTCTTAAGCCCCCGCTGCTCGCTCAGCTTGATCGGCGCGACGACTGCTGGCTTGTCGATCCCGGTGTTGTCTTCGAGACCGGCGTGGGCCTCGGCGATCTCCGGCGTACGCCCGCCGTCCTCTTCGACTTCCATTGGCTTGTAGCTGGTGTACCAGCCGCCGCCGTAGCCCGCCGACGCGTACTTCGCGTATTTGGACGCAAGGAACGTGTGCATTTCAGCCTGACGCGACTTCCAGTGTTCAAGCGCCGCCAAGCGGCGGTCAACGGAGTCCGGCTCGTCGTTGGATTCCTTATAGTGCGGCTTGTCGCCCTTTTCCTTCATGTAGTAGGCGAGGGCGAAAGGATTGTCAATGTCCTTGTGCTTCTTCATGTGCTCGACGGTGCCGCCCCAACCTTCGGGCGAGACGGCTTCCTTATTCACGGAAGCTGACATCGGGACTTCCTGCATTTCATTCGGAAAATCTACCGATGGCGGAACTCCATGCTCTTCCTGCTCTTGCAAGTCCGGTTTCCCGCCGCTCGGGCGGATGCCCTCCTCGGTGAGCTTATAGTCCTGAATGCGGTAGTCGTCGGCCGTCTTTTCCTCTTCGAGGGAAGCGAGGCTCAGACCGCCGAGGTCGATCTCGGCTTTCTGAGGCTCAGGGTTGGCGCTGATCTGTTCCGGGGCTGCGCTGCTGCCGTTTTGCCCGACCTGCGCCGAAGCGCCGGAGCCGCTGCTGATCGTTCCGTTGTCGCCCATGGCATGGTCGCCGAGGTCTGCCTTCTTGGCAGACGCCGCGACCGGGACCGCCGCAGGCTCGGCCAGAGCCGGGGCAGTGGACTGAGCAGGAGCCGCTGGGGCTGGTGCCTTGCCGCCTTCCTGCTCAGGCGGAAGGACCGGGCGGGTCTTCAGAATTTCGGTCAACTGGACGACCGCATCCTGCTTGCCCTTGTTCTGCGGGAAATCGTCTTCCTTCGGAAGGTCGCCGATGACCTTGATGAGGATTTCAGTCGGGATGTAGTCGATTGGGTTCGTGCTGCCCGCTGCGGGAACTGGTTCTTGCGCTGGTACTGCCGCCGCTGGCGCTGGTACTGCCGCCGCTGGCTCCTCGGGCACGGCTTCCTTCTTTTTCTTTGCCAAGCGGGGGACTTCAAGCTTCTCCGGGGCCTTGGCTTCGCCCTTCTCGTCGCGGTCGGTGGCGAACGCCGCGCCGCCGTCCGCCTGCTTCCTGCTCGCGGCAACGCCAAGCTCGGCGACCGCCGAGTCGGGGACGTAATCGACCTGCTGGCGTGGTTTGCGCTGCTGTCTGTTCATTTTTAAGATCATATCCACCTCGCTCTTCAGCTTCCTCGCTTCCTCTGGCATTTTGGCGTCGTCCATGTAGTCCGAGATGCTTGCCGCGCCATCTTGCCTCATCTGCTGCGGGTCTGCTTTCAGAATCCGCGACATGTGGGACACGGCTTCCTCGATCTTGTCGATTTCGGGATCGCTCGGGTTCGACTCCATCAGGCTCTCGACGAGCATGTTGGCGCGTTGCACGGCTTCCTCAAGCGTCCTCTTGGACACCAAGATCGTTGACTTCTTGCTGCGCCCGGCGATGAACCTCGACTTTGCCATTCACTTCCTTCTCAAACGTTTGTTGCCGGGATCACCGGCAGCAGCACCATCGACCGGAGCAGCATCATCGCCTGCGCGATGCGTCCCGTGCCCGGCATGATCATGATATTGACCCATGCCTGCGCCGCTTCGCTTGGGTCTGTCGTGATGCAGTCAAGCGGCCCTTGGATCGGGGCTGGCTGGTTCGGGTTGTACGGCGCTGGCAACGCCTCCATGAATCGCACCGTGTAGCTTGACATCTGCGTCGTGATCCCCACGTAAAGCTCGGTCGTCGGGAACTGGAACGTGAACGACGGGTTGCTCGGGTCGGCGAAGCTGCCCGCGATGTTCACGACCGGGTCGCCAAAAGCCGCGATCCTCGCTTTGTCCGTGGCATCCGTTGGGTCGCCGACGAACAAGGCTTGCACCACCACGCTTATGATCCCGTTCGCCTGCGTTACTATCGGCGTTAGCTTCATTGCGCTCCGGCTCCCTTAGCTTTCATCACAAACTTGTTTGGACGGTGAACGTCACCGACAAGTACAGCAAGCTGAAGATAGGCGCGAAGGTGACCGTCACGTCAACTTCGGTCGGGTCGTTCGGGTTCTGGATGACCACAAGGCTCTGGTACCCGGAGATGATCTGCAAATCCTTCAGGTTCTTGAGCAGGCTGTTGCTGACCACCGTGATGTCGGTCACGAGGCTGTCCACCAGCTTGCGGCCGATGAACTGCTGCAAGGTCGAGCGGAACTGCTGCGCGACGTAGTCCGCGATGGTCGTCGAGGTCGGCTCGCTCACGAGCGTGTTCTGCGGGTCTGTGGTCTTGTAGTGGCGGATGAGCAGGCTGCCGTTGTTGTCGAGCAGCCAGGTCAGGCCGTTCGCTGCCCCGAGGTCCATCGTCGGGTTGTCGTAGGTGATGAGCAGGCGGCTGAACCCGACCAGGTTCTGGAGGGTCAGCGTGGTCGCCACGTCGTTTGCCGGGTTGCAGTTCAGGCCAGCCATCGCGGCTGCCATGAACGGTCCGTCAACGAGGTATTCTATTGCGACGCCCGTCGTCGGGTTGGTGATCAGGATGCCCGCCGCTGCGTTGCCGATGGCGATCACGCGCTGGCTGAGCAGGCTTTGCGCGTTCGCGCTCGCTTGCGCAGCCGTCGTGAACTGGCTGTATCCCACGAAGCTGATTGCCTCGCCCTTGTACCGTGCGGTCGCCTGGGTCGTCAACTGGCGGCTCAAGGCCTGGTGCACTGTCGGGTCGTTGCTCAGCGGCACCACGACGTCCGCCTTGCGGTTGAGGCCGGGCAGGTTGCTCGTAAGCTGCTGGAGCGCCGCGATGTAGTCGCTGGAGGCAGCCACGTTCGTGCCGGGCTGCACCGGGACTTGGATCGCACCGAAGGTCTGCACGCCGTTCAGTGCCATCAACTGGATGCCCAGCGAGAGGCGGTTGATCGTGGAAGGCTGCCCGTAGTTGCTGTAGGCTGCCGATGCCGACGTGTAAAGCTTGAGGGCGTAGTCGCTCGCGACCTTGTTCGTCGTGAAGGTCACATAGTAGAACGTGCCGACAGCCGGTCCGTCGCCGCTGCCACGGAAGGTGCTGACGACAACCGTGTCGCCGGTCGTGGCGTTGTAGTCCGAGACTACTTCCGTCTTCAGGCCGGGGATCGCGATTGCGTTGTTGCTGTACGCCGGGGAGATGCCGGGGGTGCCGCAGTTGCGTGTCGCCGCGCTCGCGCCGGAGGCGTCAGCCTTCACGATGAACCGGAGCGTGTCGCCCACCCCATAGCTGTAGCTTGCCGGGATCGAGGTCACGCCGTAGGCGACGTGGTCGGCCGGGTTGACGATGGTGACGCGGAATCCGGTCACGATGTCGATGTACGTTTGGTCAAGGTAGCCGATGTTCGACCCGCCAGTGCCGGAACCCCTCGGGTTGGTCGAGGTGACGGTGTAGCTGTGCGTGACCGGGGTGAAGACCGCGTCAGCGCCGCCAACCAAGTTGGCTGCCGCAGTGGTCGCCACGTTCGTGGTGTTCGGCGTCACGACTGTCGCGAGAACCTGACCGCCGCTTGCCGTCCCTGCGGACGGGAAGTTTGCCGCGATCTGAGCCAAGGTCTGCAACGCGCCAGTCCAATTGGCGTATATCGTAACGAGGTTGCCGCTGACCGTCACGGGGACAGGACTCAGGGAGGACGCGTCGAGCGCGATCTGCACGCTGTCGCCGTTTGCGCCCGGAACTGACGCGGTGAAGGTGATCGAGCCGTTGGAGCCGAAGCTCGTCGTAAGGTGAGCCTGCACTGCCGGGGTGGTCACGCTGTTGCCGTCGTTGTTGAACGTGAGGGTGATCGTCTCGTCCACCGCCGCCCCGGCGACCGCCTGCGCGTCGCCTGTCTGGTACGGGCTGTCGAACGACACCACGCCCGGATAGATGATGCCGGTCTCGCCGAACGCAGCGCCCTGCGCAACCGAGTTCGCGCCGCCGATGACAAGCGGGGCGATGCGCCCCAGTTCGTCGGCGATCTGGTAAGTGCCCAGTCCGACGTAGCCGGGGGTGACGACTGAAACCGTGTACTGGTGCGAAGCCAAGGTGTTGCGGTAGTAGGATGCCCACACGCCCACCGGCTGGGCTGGCTGGCTTCCGCCGCCGCTTGACGGCTGAGGGGGATTGAACAGGGTGACCTGCTGCTGCGCCTCACCGCTGAGCGCCGCCACTACGACCGCGCCAGCTTCGAAAGCCTCCAGCGGGTCGGAGCCGACATAGACTTTGATGAGCGACGGGTTGTCCGTTGGGCGGCCCAATCCGCTGCCGTCAGTCGGCGTGTCAGGAATAGAGAAGACCGCGTTGCGGCCGTTGACGACGCCGGACAGCGGGCGGAGCCAAACCTGCTCGTCCACAAGGGTTGTCAGAATCTCGGACGGGGTGAAGTTCGCAAGCTCGCCAGCGGACGACGTGCCGACCGCCTCGCTCACGTTGTTGCCCCAGTTGACCGTGTTCGACACGACGTTGCCCAGCTTGTCGTATGCCTCGCCGAGGACGTAGTCCACGCCCTGTGCGAAATCCGTGCGGTTCGGCCCGAGGCCGACCTCGATGATCGAGGCGACATTCGAGCTTGGGAGCAAGTCGAACGTGTTCTGCCACGTGTTGTAGTAGTAGGTGAACGTGAGGGTCGAGCCGTATGCCACCGGGCTGGCGAGGGTGATCTGGCCAGCACCGCCGTTGACCGCCGCAACCACAACAGGGGAGCCGTTGACCAAAGCGGCGACAAGCGCCGGGTTGGTCGTGGTCACGCCGCCGTTGGTGCCGTCCACGATTGGGAAGTTGTTGACTTGGAAAACTGTGTTGCTGCCCTGCCCGCTGCCGCCCGTAAACGGGCTTGCCGCCCCTGCTGTCAGCAGCGCAATGCCGTTGCCGGAGGTGGACTTCACCGTGAGGTAGCCGCCGTCAAGGGTCGGGATGCCAGCAGAGACAAGGCTCACAAGGTTCGCAAGCGTGCGAACCGGAGTGGACGCCGAGTTCGAATTGATGTTGATCGTGATCGCGTCGGTGCCCGCGCCGTTGACAGCCTGCGCGTCAGGAACTGCCGTACCGCTCACGAACTGGAGCGTCACAAGGTTTCCAGTCGAGCCGGGTTCCGTGAGGCTGAGCACGACGTTGCTGCCGGGGGGACTCAGTTCGCCCACGGTCAATGTCGCGTATTGCGGGATGTCAACGGTGTGATCCTCGTCCGTGACGAGCGTGTCGCCGCGCTTGAAGAAATAGGTGATCGTGAGGTCTGTGCCAGCCGGGATGATGTCTTGGGTGACGAATGCGCCGGTCGCGCCGTTCAGGCTGATGACGGTGACGGGGACGACGTTGCCGTTCGAGTAGACCGCCTGAACTTGGACGAGCGCAGGGTTGTTGGTGACGACGCCCTTGCCCGTGCCGTCCACGACCGGGTAGAAGGTCGTGTTGAAGCCCTGCGTGAGGCCCGTGACCTGGTCGGAGATGTTCTCGTTGACCGACTGGTCGTCCTGCACCGGGGAGGAGCCACGGAACAATTCATAGTTGCTGGTCGTGAAATACTGGACGCCCTCGCCGATGATGACCGGGATGCGGGCAGTGCCCGCTATTGTCGCTGTGTTGGCGATGAAAACTTCGGTCGTGTAGACGCCGGGCGGGGCATAGCTGGTGAATAGAGCCATTTGTCTTAAACTCCTCGCATAGAAGCGATTCTAAAAAGGGGGTTGAAAGTCCCTTTTTCGCTGTGATAGTGAACAAGCTGCTGGCTAGCCCCCTTTCGGCTCGGGGGTCTTCACGAAGTCGAGCTTGCGGTCGTGGGCTTTGAAGGCCCCGTCCTTGAACTCCAACCCCGCCTTGCCGCTTTCGCGGCGAATCTTGTCGCGGGCTTCCTTCTTCGCATGAATGCGACCCCAGCGCTTCTCGGCGTCGTAGCCAATCGCCATGTCTTGGGTCATGTTGGAAGAGCCTTTTGTGCTCAGGGCTGGCGCTTTCAGGATCACCTGCTCGGCTTCCCCCCCGCAGCGGGGGCATTTGATGGATTCCGGGCGCTTGCTGATCGGGCAGATGTGCTCGTGGACAGCGGCGCACTTTTGGCATTGATAATCGTAGGTCGCCATAGTTTTTTACCCGTACCAAGGGGTAAAAATGAACGTCTCTTGACCGAGGGCCTTCATCCTCGGGGACATCTGCAATTTGCCCAGAAAATCGCTTTGCGCCCCCACTTCCGTGATTTCGAGGCGGGTCAGGCGCGTCACCAAGGGCACATAGACTTTCCAATCGGCGCTGGCGCTGACGTTCACGGTGTAAATGTAGCTCGGCGCGGTCGCGCTGGCGTCGCGTGCCTGCCCTGCAAAGCTGCGCGTCGCCTCGAAGATCGTGAGACCGTCCGCCTCGGTATCAATACGGCGCATGACGAGAATCTCGCGCTTGATCATCTCCGACAGGTCGGAGGCGGTCTGCAAGTCGTTCGCCTTGACCTCCAGCGTGAAAGACAGGTTCTCCTTCGAGCCGAAAACCTCGTATGTCTCCGTCAAGCCGGGGCTTACGATCACGGCGCACTGGTCGCCCACCACCACGTTGTCGCCGATGGCAAGGCGCAAGCCCGGCAAGAGCGGGTTCTGCCGCCCGCCCACGAGGAGCGGCTGCCCGGCGTCAACCTGGACTATTCCCGTGAGTTCGGACGGGTCGGCGTTCTGCACAAAGGAAGCCGTCACGGGCTGGGCAAGCCTGTTGCCCTCCGCGTCCACGCGGGCGTACTTGATCGTGCTCGGGTCTACCTGCGTCAGGTTGCTGATCTCCCACTTCTTGGCTTTCGCCTTGAACTGCCCGGAGTCGATGCGCACCTCCCAGCGGAGCCAGTCGCCCGGCTGGAGAAGCTGCGGGATCAGCAGGGAGCCGTCCGGCTGCGGGGTCGGGTTCGTGAACGTCCCGGCCGGGGTGTGGATGAAGACCTGACCCGGCGCGAGCGCCTCGCCCGGCTGCAAGTCCACCTGGAGGTAATCCTCCGGCATGACCCCCATGGCATTGGCAGGATTGACCTTAACCACCATGTTCGCGATTATCGTCGAGCCAGCCGGGGTGTACTGCGACAGCATGACCCACTGCGGGCCCTGGAAGACGTAGTCGAGGCCGGGGCGCAGGACGTAGCCCGACTGGTCGGTCAAAGTCACTGAAATATAAGGACTTGGGATGTTGGCAAGCTGGGTGCCGGACACCGTGCTCTGGACGATGACGGCGCTCTGCTCGCGCTGGTACCAGAAGTCGGTCAAGGGCGTCAGGGATTGCCCCGCAAGGGGCACGGCGGCGCTGTAGGGCGTCCAGACGGTCGGATCGGTGCCGGGAGCCGTCCCCGTGTCGTACGCGACCGCGATGTACGCCGCGCCGCCGAAGGTCACTTGGTCGCCGGGGACGTAGCTAAGGGCTGCGTTCCATGCCGGGAAGTTCAGCCCGCTGCTGTACGTGCAGGCAAGCTGCTGGGTCGGCGTAATGAGATAGGCGAAGCCGCCCGTGGTCTGGTTGAACACCGTGGCGGCGACCGGGGTGCTCGTGGCGGAGTCCGAGAAATTGACCGTGGCGAGGTCGATGCCAGGGGCGAAATAGACTACCGTGCCCGTTGCTTCCTTGAGCTTGCCCTCGACCCAGCGGTACTTGTGGACGGTCAAACCGAGGTCTCGCGTCCGGTCGTCGAAGAAGTCAACGTTGAGGTAGTACACGCCGGACGCCGGGGTCTGCTGCGTCGGATCGACCTCGCGGGTCCACTCGATGAACTGCCCGTCCTTGTCCCCCACTTTCGCGAGGATGGCGCGGCCGACCTGCGTGCACATGAAGTACGCGGGCGACAGGCGGTTGCCGGAGGTCGTGACGCTGGTGATCGAGACCCACACGTCGCCCCAGCGGATAATCGTGTTCGCCGGGAACGTGACCTCGCCGAGGTTGTTCTTCCAGCGCGGGTTCCGCTCCACGATGTCGCGGATCATGCGCAGGAGGTACGCGACTAAATTGGCCCCAGTTAAATCAACCATTTCGGCTCCTACCTAAAGGCTTTCCTTATGCATTTTCCGGGGGAAAGTCGCCGGAGTCGTAGTCCTTCAGCTTGAGGTGCACGTGCCAGCCGCAGCCCGGCGTGTGGCTGTAGGTCTTGCCGTCGTGCGTGAAGGAGTCGGCCTGCATGTCGAAGAAGGATGCCGTCACGGTGCCGTCCGCATGGACGTGATGCAGACCGATGTAGCAGACTTTGCCGCACTGGCACTTGATGGCAGGCTTGTGCTGCCTGCCTTCCCACTCACGGGGTATCCAGCACGGTCCGGGCGTCTCGTATGTGCCTTTGGGGATTTCCGTCCACAAGCCGGGTTACCAGCCGCTGGGCACGTCCGACCTTGGGCTTCCGGTTGACAGTTCGTCCGGGCGGCCGTAGTTGGTCGGGCCGTCCACGATCTTGACAGGCAGAGCGCCGTAGTCCACGCCGGGCGGAGGCGCGGGCACGAATTGCTGGACCGGCTCTACCCACTGTTCGATGGACCGGCGGATGTCATTCAAGCTGACCTGGGCGTTGATGCGGGGGTACCAGACGTTCTCGATCTGCACCTTTCCCTGCCACGGGTAGTCGAGGATATTCCATTGGCTGCCGTCGTGCGCCTGGAACTTCGCTCCAGGGAGCATGTAAGCGAAGAAAATCTCGTCGCCCTCGACCGGGGACAGCGGGTTAGGAAGCTGCATGTTGCCGGGATTCGGCTTCATTTGCGCGAACGTGGAAATCCTCGCGTCGTCTGGGTCGCCCACCATGGACTGAAGCTCGGGGTTAGAGTTTGGAAGGTCAGATTCGTCAAGGACACGGGCTGTCTTGGACAGCGTTGCCGCGAGATCGGTGGGGTCAAAAGACATAATGGTTCCTCTGAGAAGGGGTACGATAGATGGGTTTTTACAGGTTTACGCAGAATTTACAGGACGGATTGGTGCCGTCCAGAATAGGCACTCCACGAGCCAACGTATCTATTGGGGTAGATAGCTTTGTAGCTCAGAAGGAAAGAGCACCGTTGACTAAAGCGGAAGGCGCAGGTTCGAGTCCTGCCAGAGCTATCCAAAATTTGTAAGTCATCATGTAACAATCTTCGCGAAGGTGACGGTCTTGCCTACCGGGATGTTCGGGTTCTCCCAGTCCTTGCCACCCGGTATCGCCGGGACAGTGCGCGGGTCAAACACGGGCTGCCCCGTGCCCTTGCCGTCCTCCGGGTCGGGGCGCACGACCGGGTTGTAGAGCGTGGGCAGGCTGCTGTAGTTCTTGCGGATCATCGCCTGCGCAGACAGGTAGCGCGTGTCGCCGGGTGCGAGAAGCTCCACGGTGAAGTCCTGCTGCAAGATGATGCCGCGAGGCATCTTGTACACCACGTCGCTGATGACCATGATGTCGCCGTTGGCGCGGAGGATCAGGTCACCGTTCTGGACGATGGGCGTGCGCGTCATGTAGCTCCGGGAAGTCCTCGTGGTCTTGATGCCGCCCTCGTCGAGGATGCGGTTGAGCGCGGAGTCGGGAGGGACGAACAGGAAGTCGTACGGGCCGATGTAGCCGCCCACGAAGCCGGTCTCGAAGCACACCGGGCAGCCGGTCTTGGGCTGCTGGCTGCCGAACACGCACCCGCACTGCTCGCCGCGCCACATGCGGAAGAAGCACAGCGCAGGCTCCCCCGTCGTCTGGAAGAGGTACTCGTTGCGGCGCACCATCTCCTCGTAGACCCAGTCGATCTTGTCGATCTCCTGCGTGTTCCTGACGTCGGTGCCTTTTTCTCCGGGCTTGTGAAGCTCGCCTTTCTCGCCGATGGGCACGACAGTATTCCCGCTCCAGCACGCCTTCCCGTTACGGCGCACGTACAGGAACATGTTAGGCACGGACACGCAGAACACATCCCCGTGGTACTCCACATTCTCGATTTTCCAATTAGCGGTGTAGCCGGATTTTCTGGTATGGCGGGACACAAAATATCCTTGGCGGCAGGAAATTCTGCGCCCTTGGATTTCATCTTCGCCAGCAAGCTTAATATAGGTCGTGCTGGAGCTACCCATCTTCTGCACGATCTCAGTCAAATGATCAGCCAAGCGCCTTGATACAGTAAACGTCTGCTGTGTTCCCGACCCATCCCCGTTGGCAGCGCCGTCTCCCGCGTAATAATACTTCCAGAAAACCTCAAGTTGGCGGGGCGTAGCCTCGCGGATTTCCTCCGGCACAAATTTTTCGTGCGCATGTCCGAACTGGCGCAAATACTCACCCATGGCTACCGAATGCACCACCAATCCTCTGTCATCCAGCGTTACACAACCCCCAAATAACCTAGTCAATAGGGCGGCGTACAGTTCCCTAGAACCGCGAACGTCGCACGGCTGAGAAATTGTAAAGCCCTTGTTGTTGTGCAGCACGGAGCCTTCCGCCAAGTACATACCCATGAAGGCACAAAAGTCGTCTCCAGTCAGGACGATTTTGCGCGGTACCGGTCCAAAAATACGGCGGCGCTTGCCGCCAAAAACTTTTTCCTGAATCTCCTTTCCCGTCCACACAGACGTTGTTGCTATGCCTGTATTGGTAGAACTGGCTCCGGCCAAACTTGCCGCCTCAATTACATGTTCTTGTTTGTTCCTCGGTCTCTTTCTGCTGCTGATTCTGTCCGGCAAAGAATTGACCAGCATCCTGTGATTAGGAGTAACTAACTGGTCGAGGCTTTGCCCGTGTACGTGTACCAAGTCTCCGTCGTATCGCGCCTTGAAGAACCCATCGGCTTGTTGCCACTCGAACTCTTTGGTTTGAATTTTGCGGGTGGCAAACAGGTCGTCCTTTTGGCATTCTTGGAACAGCTTCCATCCGTCCTTCGTAAAGACCTCGGTGTCGTCAGAGTAGCAATAGTAGGTGCGGTTGAACGACGCGTAGATGTCAACATAGTTCGTAAGCTTGTTGAACACCGCCTGCCAGACCTGCACGCCGTTGTAGTCCGTCACGTTGACATTGCCGGTGTTCGCCTGCGCGGTGTCGGACACCGCCCCGCCCGGAGCCAAGGTGTTGTCCACCAGCATCGTCACGGTGCGGTCGAAGCTATTGACGGACGTCGGTCGGCGAACCACGCCATCGGTGACGATCTGCACATCATCCGGGCTGTTGGACACGGTGACACGCCCCGATTTGACGGTAGTGTACGGCGTCTCAGGGAGCCGGATCACCCACTGTCCCGTTTCTCCTTTTTCAATGAAATCTTCCGGCTTGACTGTGTACGTTGTTTGCATCAACGTCGTCATATCTCGGTAGAAATGCCCCCTCCAGTTCGCCGCGATCCGCTGCCAGTTGGAGGGATGATCGAACGCCCGGTACACATTGTAACCTTTGACGGCCCCGGGGTCCTCAACCCACCAGAGGTCATGACTTGAGGTTATACCCGAATCAATCAGAAGTAGGTTAGTGACCATGCTCATTGTCTATAGACATACTCCTTACTTTCGCGGACATGCTTTCCGCACAGCCACACGCCGTCGCAGCGGACGCGGGCGGGGCTGCCGCAGTCGGCGCACTTCTCGAACTTCCATCCCCACAGGTCTATGCTTTCCGAGGATTTCCTGGAAAGAGTCATAGTCCCTCCTAGAAAAGGAAACTGCTAGTCGTGCAAAGAGAGCAACCCGGATTGGGCTTGCCCCGGTTGACGTGCCAGCGCACGTGCCGGGCTTTCACGCTGCCAGCTTTTGCGCCCAGCAATCCCGCTCGGCGCTTGGCTTCATGCGACCCTGCCTTGCCGCCGAGCACATGAACCTCGCGGGACATGCACGTGGACATTTCCTCGGGGTGCTCAGCAGCCCACTTCTGTACAGCCTTGATGCGAACGGATTCATCCTGCTCGGCGCGGGCGGCTTTGATTTTTTCAACCGACTCGTCTGTGAGAAAAGAACCGCCGCGTTCTTCACGGGCTTTTCGTTGATTCGTTATTCTACGTTCTCTGATTTCTGGGTCTTGCCAAGTTTGGAGAGAGTTCTCAATGTTTTTCTTTTTGGATTCCTCGGAATGCAACCCGGTGAATCCCTCGCCGCCACGGCAAATGTTGTAACCGATGTCTGAGTGTTGAACGCCAAGTGCTTTGATGAGAATTTTCTCTTGTTCACAAATCTCCTTGTTAGTCTGCCCCTCAAAAAGTGGGTGGATATGAAAATGGTCGCGTCCATACTTCCGTATAGCGGCGAGTAAATGAGATCGACCGTGATAGCGACGGCCCAACGCATCTGAAATTTTACTTTGAAGATACTGCTTCAAGTTTCGATTTGTAGTTTTGCCGACGTAAATCTTCAGGTTCACGTCGTTGACAATCAAATAGACGAACATTGAGCCTCCGCTGTCTAATACTGCGGAAGTTCGTATTTTCCGTCACTTTTTTGTAAGTTATTGATAAATAATGATTTACGTCACTATCCGAGAAGCCACCTTTGCTGCCTCAACCCCGCGCTGACGGGGCGGTTCGCCGTCACGAGCGGTGCCATCGTGTTGAACTGCTGGCCGTACGTCTGCGCCAGCGACTGGTACAGCGCCGACTTGTTGATGTCGAGCGACACGCCGTTGAGCGAGTAGCTGAACTCGTCGGCCGCCCACCTCGCGGACTCGCCCGACAGGCACAGCGCGGCGGCTTCGAGAGCGGCGATGTTGCCCCAGTCCATCGGGATCGTGTCCAGCGTCCACGCGTAGTAGTTCATCGGGTTGTAGACGTTGAGCATCGAGATCGATGTCGCGAGGTTGACGAGGATCGTGGTGTCCAGCCAGATGAAGCCGACTCGGGTCGTGTAGTTCGAGACCACCTTGCCGGGCGTCGGCGGGCGGAAGTGGTAGTTCCTGTCCGGGTTGGTGTCCGAGAGAAGCTCGCGCACGACGCGGATCGCCTGCGCGTACATCGCGGGCGTCGTCCTTGCGCTGGCGATGGAAAGCTGCTTGCCGATGATCATCGACGGTGCCTCGAACGCCGGGTCAGCCGGATCGACGGTCTGGACGATGAAGTCCATGTGGACGTAGCTCTGCGGGCAGTTTTTGGGGAACTCCTGAAGCTGCCACACGATCTTGTACACGCCCCTCCACGTCGTTGGGATCGTGAATTGCGCATAGTAAGTCCCGATGCTGGCGCGGGTGGGAACCTGCTGCGGGGGCAAAGCCAAGGTAGCGCCTTCGGGGGGGAGCGGCGGTCCGCCTTCCATGTTGAGCGGCTGCAAAAGGTCATATTCATAGGCAACCGTGGGCTTTGTCGGCACCAAATCCCGCAGCTTGTACACGGTGTAATTGATCAAGACGGGATCGACAAGGTTGCCAGAGGCGTCGCGAACGAGGATCGCGAGGTCTGCCGTCCCGGTCTGCTGTCCCTGTGTCAGAACGATCATGGGAAGGTCTGCTCCTACCCTAGATTTGCGTATTTATTTACACGATCTTAGCGAGCGGTAGGAGTAGCAGGAAAACTAGGAACCGATCCCCATCAAGCGGTAGATTTCTTCGATTCGGGCTGCATAACCCTCTGCCAGCGGCTTGCCAACATCATCGCCATGCTCCTTCAACCACAGGTGCATGTTGCCGAGCGCTACGCGCACGGTCAGAGCTTGTCCCCCGGTCAGGCGGACGCCGTTCACGGTGATGGTTGGTTCGTCAAGCAAAGATGTTGTGTTCACCCAATCGCAAAACGTTCTTCCGATTCTACCAAGTTTTTGGTTTGTTCGAAAACCTTGTCGATGCCCATCGTGCCGTCCACGCGGTGGAGCTTGGCTTCGCGCCTGTAGTAGCCGATCAGCGGCGCGGTGCGCGTCGCATATGCCTCCATGCGCTCGGCGGTGGTCTTCGAGTTGTCGTCAGGGCGACCTTCGTTCCGTGCGGCGATGCGGCGGACAGCCTCCTCCTCCGGCACGTCGAGCAGGATCGCGAGCGGGTGGCCGTAGTGGGCGTAGTGCCATTCCGCTTGCTGGACGGTGCGGGGGTAGCCGTCGAGGATGTAGCCGTTTCCGCAATCGTCTTTCCGCAAGCGGGAGGCGATCAGGTCTTCCAAGAGGTCGTCCGGCACCAGCAGGCCCCTGTCGAGGCTTTCTTTGGCTAGGAGACCGATCAGGGTACGGCGTCGTATGCGGTCGCGCAGCATGTCACCCGTGGAAATGTGGGGGACTTCGAAGTAGGCTGCCAGGAGCTTGCCCAGCGTGCCTTTGCCGGAGCCGGGGGAGCCGATCAGGGCGACTGGCATCATACTCAGTTAGATGCCGATCCTTGGGGTTCCGGTTCTTGGGGGGAGTCCAGCCCGACGTCATCCGTCCCGCCCTTGAGGCCTTTGAGCAGTTTCATTATGCTGAGCAACAGGACTGCCTTGTCCTTGAACGCTTTCATCGTATCCGTGAAAAGCTCGCTCAGCGGCGGGGCGAGTATGCTGATTTGCTCGGTCAACGCGGCTTCGAGCACGAACAGCACGAGGGCGGGGGGATAGTCCTTGCAGATCGCGGCGATCTTGAGCACAAGCTCCTCGGCTTGCGCCTTGGCCTCCAGGGTCAGGTTCCCGTCGCTGTCTTGCAGGTCTTTGGTCGGGTTCCCGTCATTGTTTTGCAGGTTTTTCAGCATGTCCTCTCCTTTACGCATTTCTGTTGTTCCATCCGGCGAAAAACGCCCTCCAGGCATGCTGGGTGAACGGCGAGACGTACTCGCCGTTGGCGCACTGCTCAAGCGGGTACCAGAGAGGCTTGACGCCTTCCTTAGCCCACAATTCAAACTCGGCGCGGGCCCTTTTCTCGTTCTTTTGCTCACGTGTCATGGCCGCTCCACGGCATTATACCTTGGCTGCTCTCCACATGGAAAACAATATCAAGGACATATTTTTCCGCGCCTGTGGTGTCCAGCGCGACCTCATGAGGCGGCTTAACTTCTCCCGATACCCATCCCCTGCTGCATCCCAAACTTTCAACATGATCTTGCGAAACGTTTCTCTCTGAGCAAGGTGCAAGCGGCTGAGGTACCCACGAGTGGCTATGGTGTGGGGGCGTCCATAATTGTGCGACGGTCCATGACCCTTGCCCCGGAGCATGCCAGCCTCCCTTGCCACCTGCGCCAATTCCCTCGTCTTCCACCCCGAAGACCGGCTCATATCCGAGTATGAGTCTAAGGGGTGCTTTTTGATGTACCTCAGCATTTGAACTTTCTCGGCAAGCCCCTCCGGGTTGACACGGCTGCGGCGGATGCCGCTCTTGTACATGAGGTTTCCGATTGCGAACTTTTTCACGCCGAAGGCCTCCGCCATTTCGGCGTAGGTCATCTCTGGGTGCCTTTGCACGAAAGTGATGATCCTTTTCTCCTGTTTCGCTCTACGGCGGCGTAACCCTTCCACGTGCTTAGGAATGCTGGCAGCCCGCAGCAGTGACGAAACCCCGGAGCGAGAGCGCCCAAAACGCCCGTGCTGCAACCCCGCCCGCTTGGCTACCGCGCCGACAAGGAATTCGCTGACTCTGAAACGTGCGGCAATTTTTTTATAGTTAAACTCGGGGTGTTTTTCTAGCGCGGCGGCGATCTGCTTGTTCCTGAGTTTGTACGGCTTGTAAGGCTTGTAAGGCTTGCCCATCATGTCCCCGGATAGGTCACTCTACCACAGACAAGCTAATCTTCAACAGGCTAATCTTCCCAAGCGGAATCTGGCATCTTTATCGGGAGCCAGTTGGGGTCTTGAGCGACATAGTTCACGGCATTGCCTTCGATGAAGTCATAGTGCTCGGCGCACAGCCAGACGCCGTCGCGCTTGATCGAGGCCGGGGCGTCGCAAAAATCGTAGTGGCTGACGCCGACTTTCACGGAATCGACGATCCTCTGCTCGCCGTGGCCCCCGATGATGAACCGGCAGCGGTGGCTCATATCGGAATCTTGTTCAGGATAAACCAATGGTCGGCTTCCGCCACACCGTCTTCCGCCATCTTTCTCAAGCGCCGGATCATCTCGTCACGGTGCTTTTCGCAAAATTGCACTACTTCCCCGTCGATTTTGGTGAGGGTGGTCGTAGCGATACAGTCGCATTTTCCGTAAGTGAATCCACACTGAGCCATTTACTTAACCTTCCTCCATTCCGCACCCTCCATCACGTTGCTGTCGGTCTCGTAGACCGAGGTGGGCTGGTAGGACTTCCGTAGCTCCCCAGGCAGTTCCAGCATCAGGGAGTAGGCGATGATGCTGTACCCAAGAAGGTCGCGGGCGCTGTCTTCCTTCTTCTCGAAATTCCCCGCCCGGTTGTCCGCCTTGAGTTGGGCATACCTTGCGATCTTGTCCCACAGGCGGGGCAGGATGCCCGGCAGACCATGCCTGCGGAAGCTTTCCCCGTAGTCCTGCGCCTTGGGATGCAGAAGCTCGCAGGCTTTGGCAACACGCTCCTTGACGGCGGGTTCGGTGTTGTCGAACATGCTGAATCCCATTCCCTCCTCGATGAGGACAAGGAGGCTCGTCATATAGACCATGAAATGGAGGCCCTGCTCTGTCATATGCAGGAACATCGGAGGCCAAGTTGCCATGGGCTTCGTGCGGTTGTGTTCCACCAAGCCCTCAACGACGATGAAGCGGTAAATCCACTGAAGAGAGATGTTTTCGATGGTAAGCACATCTGATCCCCAAACATTGTTGGAAAGAGCAGGCAGGATAATCCCTTTGTCCAACGAGGTCTCTACCCAATTCCCGGCGATGGAACCCACGCCGTTGAGATGGGTCAGTTGGTCTGGGGATTGAAGAAGCTCTTTGGCTTCAGCCGCGCTGATGTGGTTGGGAAGGTCTTCGATGACCGGCTTCCAGCCGTCGCCGCGCACCATGAGGCTGCGGCGAATCTCTTGCCAGAAGGGGATGGTTTCGCCCATACCCTGTAAATACTCAGGTCGTGGGCAAAAACGGGTCGGTTGTCAGGCTGCGTCATCCTCGTCGTCGCTGTCTTCCTTTGGGGAGCAGCGGCAAGCCGGGTCGCACATGCCTTCCCGGCAGCAATAGCACGGGTTGTCTGCGTCGCACAGCCGGGATGCCGGGGGGTAGTTCCCGGTGATCGATCTCGTCATCCGCACGAAGAAGTTGGTGACTATCCCTGTTAAAATCAGCAGGAAAACGCCGAGGCAGAACGCGGCTTCATTATTTCGGCTTATCCACTCCAGCAGGTCGTTCAATTTTCACCTTCCCGGTGCACCTGATCTTGCCTTCCTTTGCCGCCCTGGACATCTGGCGAATAGCCCAAACCGCCACAGCCATCGAGGCAACAATGAGCGAAACCATGATGGCATCATACAGTATCATTCGTGGAACCCGCTGGCAGCGGCAGCCTTAGCCTTCGGCTTGCGGGAGCGCCTGATTGCCTTGGGCTTTTCGGGGACACCCGCAGCACGCCTGCTGTTTGTGTTCTTCATGTCGTTTTCGAAGTTCAGCGAGGCTGTCACGGCACGCTTGAGGTCTCCGATGTTGATCTCGCGGTCCTTGGACTTCGCGAGCGTCATCGCCATGCGAATCGAATTCTTGATCTGGCGGCCGTTCACGTCGTAGGCGGAAAGCTCCGCAGCCCACTCCGGGTTGAGACCGGCA